GCCTTCGTATACGTACCAGCACACATTCCACCATACATTGGTGTCGCTACAAATAGTTTACGTTTTTGTAGCTCGCTGATTTGAATTTCAACTTCCACTCTTATACTCCATACTTCTCATCATGTTCCTTACCAATACCATAGCTACCATCATATGCATGGAGAGCCTCTGACTTAAACAATAGGAACTGACCAACTCGTGTTCCCTTTGCAATTCTCATCTGACCACAACTAACATGAAGGACACCTGCCATCACACCTTCATAGCCCGAGTCATATAAACCTGAGGTAATGAATGCACCATTGCGGTTTAGTGTGGATCGTGTGATTACCCAACCAGCCTCGTCCTCGGCCAGCTTGATGGTTCCTTCCATAATAATCTCGTATGTGCCAGGATACAGATTCCAAAAGCCATCCTTAGCTGGAGGGAGTTCGACTGAGCCTCGATGGAACTTGTCTTGCTCAGAGATTATAAATTGTGAGCTGGTAACCTTGAACAACTTATCAATACGAAGGTCAATCGCATTGGGTTGTACTTGATCGTCTGTGAATACTGATAGTGAAGAATTACTCTTCGGGCTCGCTAGATGTAGCATTGTCACCTCGTTGTTCATTCTGTAGCTCATTGAGTAAGAAGATTCCGTAATGAATCACCTTCATAATATCTTTAGGATTGTATCCTTCTTTCTTACCAAATCGCTTGACATACTTGACCATATTGCTATGGAACGCTTCCTTAGCAATCCCCATATCTTCCCAGTCATCTACTACATCACGACCAGAGTGGGCTGAGTAGTGAGCAGCATATGTAGAGTCGATATACTGCTGGATACCTTTGATAATCTTATCTTCGTTACGTTTGTACTTAGTCATCTTTGCATAACCTATTGATATAGTTAACATTAGCTCGAGCTAAATCAATTAGGGTATCATCCTCTTCTTTGTGATCAAAGTCAACCTCTAATTCAAACTTTCCATCAACTAATCCTGTTGGAGTCTTATCGAAAGAGATTCCATTGAGACCTGCCCACACAGCAGCACTACTATCCCAAGTATCAATTGTAAACTCTCTACACAACTCAATCTCATTCGGTCCATCGACCATCCCCAAGAAGTGAATCAGTTTACCATTCGCTGCAGCTAGTGCTAGGATGCCTCGTTCTTCTAACGTCTTCATCATCTTCCATCGACTCATGAATCGTTGAAGTTTATTATCCTTCTCAACACCATATGCATTAGGAACACCAAGAATAGACACACCAATGTAGTCTACGAGAGGAGAAGAGGCAGCCCAGGCAAACGTAGCAATATAGTCTTCTATATCACCGATCCTGGACTGAGGTACAAAGAACGTACCGAAACCTGCATTACGGAACTCTGGTGCTAACTTCTCTGCAGCTGCAATAGTTTTGCTTCCAGGTTCATTGGGATAGTCTGACATAACAATCCAATCAGCCTTGACACGGTTACCCATCTCAATCAACTTGTCTGATGGATACATCTCACGACCTTGCTTATACATCTCGAATGCTGAGTTGTCAAGAATATACCTGTGATTGACTTTGTTTTTGTCATACCAATCAGCATACTTAGGATCATCTTCAACAAGATGAGCTAATAGTAGATGGACTGGTTGACGTTTAACAAAGTCATCGAGGTGTGGTGTTGGGCTGATATGACAAAAGTTAATCATAATAACAAATAGCTCCGTTCTCATTGTCTTCAGCAACACTAATCGTGAGCTTACGATTAGGATACTTGGTTTGAATATAGTTAGCTAGATCATCAGCAATCATCTCACATGATTTAAAATCTAGCTGAAGGATCTTTGTGTCAAATAATTCTTCTAGCTCACGTTTGAACAGAATGAACTCAATGTCACGATCATCGTGGAACACTTCAATGTCTACACGGAAGTGGAAGATATGTCGATGAGGATATCTTAGGAATTCTACACCTTCTGGTGCATCTGGATACTTATGGATCCCTTCCTTCTGGAAGGTGACCCAAATCATTTTACTTGCCATTATAATTTCCTACTGCTGGTAGAATAGTTGATAAACCCCAGGCACGCTTATCACCAGGCTCACATCCCTTGTTGAGTTTAAACTTGAATACCTTCCTCCAGTCTACTGGCTCACAAGATATAAACTGTGTCCGTTTATTTGGCTTGGGTGCATTGCTAACAGTGTGTACGCCAACCAGACGATCAACCTTTCCAATATAATTGTCAAACATCTCAGCAGAAGCATCGTTATTGCCATTAGCTTTTTTCTTTTCTAGTACAAGTTCTTTGATAATAATATCACCATCTTTTTGATTGTCAGTTTGGAATACACTATCCTGTGAGTACCAACTCATTATAAATTCACCAGGCCCAATCTGAGCTTTCAAACCACCATTGTATGAACTTAGTCTACGCTCTAGATAAAGCGTGGTACGGTTATTCTGCATTGCCTGTGGAAGCTGATCTACTAATCTGTGCCACTGATGATCAGCAGGAATATTTCCAATATCAGTATCTAAAAGGATCCTAAAATACTCACGTGCATCGATATTTGTTATTATCCCTTGACGAATACCATGACAAATGCTTCCTGCAATATCTGAAACACAATTCTCCAAACCTATTTTAGTTTTAATTGAATCTTCAATTGCAGTAGCAAACCAATCATAATCAATCATAATATATTCCCCTCAGTTCAAATAAGTACCCCAAGGTTCCCTTAGTTCAGGAGGAAGGTCAACAGGGCCACCGTTATCTAACCACATCTTGGAGATTGTGTAAATGACGCAACCGTTAATAATTACGTCACGCCATTTACAGCCTTGTTCCTCAAAGTCATACACACCATCCGGAACCTTCTTTCTAAACTTATCTGGCATCACATGAGTACGGAAGTAAGTCTTCACGTACTCTTTATCAACTATATTATGCACATCCACGAATATTTGCCATCACTTCTTTACGGAGATCACTATTGTGTTCACCAAACTGACCAAGGCAACATGCAGTAACTGTTGTACTATTCGTATCCTTGATCCCACGTTGACTAACACAAGTATGACCTGCTTCAACAACAACCATGACATCTTGACTGTCAGTAATGAATGCAATTGCATTAGCAATCTGTTGAGTTAGTCGTTCCTGTACTTGAGGACGTTGAGCAAAGTACTGTGTGATACGATTCAACTTAGAAAGACCTAACACCTTCTCACCTGGGATGTAAGCAATGTGTGCCTTACCAATGATAGGACGTAGGTGGTGTTCACAATCACTGTACAAAGTAATATCTTTCTCAAGAACAAATTCGTCTCCGTGACAAAACTTATTCTCTACTGTTGTACACTTTGGAAATGTATCGTACCGGAGTCCACTAAAGATCTCATCGACGTACATCTTAGCAACACGCATCGGTGTTTCTTCTAATGAATCATCTTTGAGGTCTAATCCTAAGACTTTCAACATCTCTTCTGTAAGTGATGCAATCTTATGGATCTTTTCTTCACGTTCTGCTTTGACAGCTTCTGTGATTGGTGTATTGATTCCTAATGAATCAAGGTACTTATTGACCGCACGGCCTAGTTCTGGATTTTCTTTAGACATAATAGATTCCTTCTCGGGGTAGTTTTACGACTGTAGAGAGGCGAGGACAGTCAGGCCTGGGCCAGGAAAAAACTCGTTGCGAGTGCAACTCCTGGAATACCTTGTTGCTTGGGTGTTTATTTATATCGGCGGAGCACTTCAAGAGGAGGTGTCCATTCCCATTCTGGTTTAGTTAATAGATAATTTCTCACATCAGCTTTTGGCTTAGCCTGTTTGATAGCTGTTGCCTTATCGATCTCAATGAAAGCACTGTTGCTATCATGTTCGCGACATTCTACACGTGAGACCCAAGCTCGACCATCACTGATACTATAGATGTAAGGATTAATCTCTTCCCACACAAAGATTGAAGACATTTCCATCGATACACCATATGGTAAGATACGGAGATCTACAATCCCAGCTTCCCTTGCTGCTAGTGCATGTTCCATCCTTGGATCATCAGCACTAATCAAAGCAGTATGGTCGAAGTAGTACTCAAGGAATTGTTTGACTGGTTT